GTCACTTTCACGTCTTACAAAACGATACTTTGTTTTTTCTGAGGCAGAAATCTCAGATTATTCCATTGGCATCCGTGCCTCTAAACTTAATTAAATTATTCAATTACCTTTTAAAATTATGAAAAATAAAAACAAAAACTATGAATTAAAGGACTTTTCACTCTGTAGCGATAACAACCAGGTTGGACCGTGTTTTAATCAGTATTCATCATTTATGAAGGGATTAAGTGTGCAACATAATGCACAAAAACTATTTAATGAGCAATATTTGGCTAATAATTCCAAATTTATTTTAGAGAAATCGAAAAAGTTCGGCTACACTCCACAAATGCATGAAGAAAAAACATTGAAAGAGTTAATTGTAAAGAATGGTTTTGGTAAACACCTTGATCAATTACAACAAATCAAACAGTCAGAATTTTCAGAATCCGTACGATTATGTTTAAACAATAGGAATAAAAATAAAATTAGTCCTCCTAATTTACACGAATTACATAAAGCAGTTCAATTAGCAATTAAAATATGTCGTTTTCCGAAACGCAAATTCAGAACTTGCTCAACTAAATTCGCACTTACCACACTAAGACGTTCAGCATCAGCTGGTTTTGGTTACAATGGTAGAAAGGGACTAAATTTAGATGAAATAGGTTCATACACAGACATTCTTTTTGATCCGTCAAAATCGTCTCAAATACAACCACTTATTCATCAACTTCCACAAGTTCTTTCATTTAGACTTCAGCAAAGAACAGTTTCAGACCAGATTAAACGTAAAAAACAAAAGACTGACGTAAAAGTTAGATCAATTTTTATGTATCCTGGACACATAACGAACGCCGAAACCCGTTTTGGCTTTCCTTTCTTGTGTCACTTTCAAAATCTTGGGCTAAACTCTTTCTACGCTTCTGGGTTTAATGGTAAAGGAATTGGTGATCTACTAAAACATAGATTAGCATCAGGCAAATTTAAACAAATTTCCTTAGACGTATCAGCATGGGATCAAAATTTACCCAACTGGTTAGTTTACTCTGCATTCTATATTCTTAGATCTCAATTACAATTAACGAAACATGAATCAATTATATTTAACAACATTGTTACATATTTTTCTTCAAACATAGTTTCAACTAAAATTGGTAAAATTCACGAACTACACACAGTAGACTCCGGTCTATCTAGCGGTTCATTATTTACTAACATGGTTGGTACATTATGTCACCTCGTTTTATTGTGCTTAATCGACCCAAACATCGTCGAAAAAGGCAATTTTATTTTGTGTTCTGATGACAACATCTTTTCATCAACTAAAGATCTTTCTTTTTACACACAAAAATATAAACAAATTGCTGGTTTAGAAATTCAAAAGCAAAAAAGTGACTTATTTCCGAATAAATCAACGCTTTCATTTCTAGGCTATACATGGATTAACTATAAACGTCATATTAACATAGAGCTAGCACTCAACCAAATTGTATTTCACGCTAGTTTTAGAACTGATTTAACTCTCTATGATAGAGAAGTTGCAAGATCAGCTTCAGTGTTATTGAATGGCTGGAACGGTATACCCGTTTTTAAAAAGTTATTTCCTGAAATAATATCAGCAATAAATAAAGGACACGATCCTAAATTTATTTATTTGCGAAACTTTATGACTCCATTGGAGTTATTATCAAATTCAAACCAAAATGATAAATCAGAAAGCCTAGCGCTTCATTTATCACAAGGACCTCTCATTAGGTAGTATTACAGTTAACTGCTGTCGGTACTACCGTCATGGCACACCCCGTGTGTCGGCAAAAAGCTGTAGGTCTTACCTTACACAAGGGTTTCTCGCT